GAGAGGGGCGCTTGGACGGATCTGAGCCTGCATAGCCACAGTTCGCTAATGCGCGTCCGATCGCTGAGGTCTCACAGTTCTCCATGTGCGACGTTGAATTGACGCCTCTATCGGTGTGATGTTCTTCTGCATAGCCAGTTGCGATAAGTGTGTCGCCTTCCCAAAGTTCGGCCTTAAATATGCACCATTCGCCTGGGGCGTAAGCATGAAGCGTTGTGATGACTCGAGGAGTCACTGAGGATTTGACGACGGTCTCTAGCCATCGCGCCAGTCTGGGCGCTACTGGCTCGTAGTTGTCTAAATTGAATGTCATGTAGGGGCTCTTTCTGTTATTGGGATGATTTGGTTCCCCAAGGTCGCCATCCGTAGAGCTTCCACAGCTCGAGTCCGACCTTGAGGTTTTGGTGTCTTTTGGTTAAGTCGTCTCGGCTTTTTATATAGCCTTCACGCTTTGCCCAGCCGACATTACTGCCGTTTATTTGTAGTAGTCCGAAAGATCCGCCGTAAGGGTCTTTGCGGTTGATGCTCGTGGTCTGACAACGCGACTCGCGCCACATAATCTTTTTTAGCATCGGTTTCTCCTTTTTGGGCCAGCCGAGTTGGACTGCTTTCGTTGCGTAGTATTCGCATCGGAAGGGCAGAGCCTCGGCACTTGCTGGAGATGGGTGGAAAGCGGCAATAACAAGCACGGCTGCCGCGAGTCGCTTAACGACGATCCTTTGGTCGAGTGAACATAATTCCTCCTAATCAAGAGCCTTGAGGCCCTCTGGGGTAATTGCACAGATCATCTGTGCTGATCCTGAAGAGCCGATCCGAGTGGCTCCAGTAGGCACGATATAGCCTGCAGCTCGAAGATCCGAGCACCTTTTCCAGTAGCACCGTGAGCGCCTGATGAGCCCAGATCGGGCTCCTGCTTCTTCATCGGTGAGGTTGTGGTTCCGGTACTCGATGAGCAGAAGCATCGCCTGGGATGTTCGCCTGTGTTTGACGTCTTTAGCGCCTTGGACGCTTGTGGGACGGTCGGGTTCTCGATGCAATGGTGCATGAAAGAGAGTGCCTTCGTCCCAGTCGTCGGGTCGGATAATTTTGCCTGCCATTAGTGCCTCCGTAGTAGGGATAGAAGGTGACGCTAGAGAAGTTACACGATCGGTGTGACGAAAGTGGGGATTATCTTTTTCCAAGCCTGAACAATGAGCCGAGGGTTCTGGGCGAACGTCGGCGAGACTTCTACATGGATCCAGTATCCGCCTGGGCCTCCGTTGTTTTCGGCGTCCCATTCTTTCCAGCCTGGCTTTCCGTCACGGTTGCAGCGGAAACCGCGCCCGTGGGTTCCCCAGACGTACTGATGGATCTCCTCGATGCCGAGGGCGACGTGGTTGTCGGCGAGCCAGTCACAGATGTCGGTGACTAGTGCTTGCTGGGATTGTTTGTAGCCAGCGTCAAAAGCGCGTCCTGTGCCGTGTACTGAGAAAATGGTTGATCCGCGCATCGGACGATAGGCGTAGATCCCGAGGTTCTTGAAGCCCCATTTTGTGCCGAGAATGTCGAGGAGTTTGTGCGCCCCTGGGGTGGCTTTGCCGTTTGCTGTTGCGTCTTTGTTGCCGGTGTACGGCATCGCGTTAGATTTTGGAGCTGCTTTAGGCGTTGTCATTTGGTTTATCTTTCGGCTTGTCTTTAAGGCCGTTGCCAGCGAGTAGCCCGATGAGTCCGCCCGAGAGAGTGAGGAGCATCGAGGAAAGGATGTTGATTTGCTGTGCATCAAGTTCCGCCATTGTCGCAGGCTGTGAAACAAAAAGCAGTCCGTACAAAATTGTGAAGACGGAGCCGACGAAAGAAAGCGTTAAGCCACACGCGACGATCATGACGATCCGCGCTTTGATCTCTTCGTTAGTAAGTCTGTTTTCTGGTTTCTTTAGCATTTGCCACCTGTCCCATATCGTGGGGTCTCTGTTGTTTGTGTTGTTTCTGTGACGGTTGCGCTGAGTGCTTTGTTCTTTGTGCGCGGTTCACAGTTGAGGCGTACGCGGTCTCCGCAAGCTGTGAGGATTGACGCGAACAAAAGCGCCACGAAACTAATCCGCCAGATCATAATCTTGCTTAGGAAGTTCTGGGATTTCATCGGCTGTAAGTTCGCGCACAATGGTAACGCCTGTTTCTGCGTCGTGAAATGTGCCTATTTGTGGTTCCATTTGTTATGCCTTTCGGTATCCGTAAACAGTGATAGTGCCTGTAGAAGCGCCACCAATTTGCCAAGAGAAACCGTCGTATGAGGTTGTGTTTGCAAGGTATCCGCCAGCAATAATGCAGAAACGCGAGTCGGGCGTATAACTTCCCTGGGTTGTTGTTGTGAAACCTGTGTACTTTGCAGCGAACGGGTTGTAAAACTCTATGACGTCCATGCCTGCGTTTCCCGCTGTATGTGCTCCAACGCGCCAAGAAGCATTACCTGTCCCGCCTTGGCTGCTTACCGAACCGGGCAAGAAATCCGCGCCTGTGTATGAATAGCCCGAGCCCCCTGTATTTGTCGTCCCAGTACGCATTTGCACGAACGCGGTTTGGCTGCTCGTTGTTGTTGCAACTTCTATTAGGACTCGATAATGGTCGTAGGTTGCGCTGAAACAAGTGTTTACGTTTATAGTTGTTCCGCTAAAGGCGGTGCTGCTGATGTAAACAAGACCGCTGTTTGCTAAATACGTGTTTGTGTCCGAAGCGGTCAACACCGCGCCGCTAGTAAAAGTTTTTATAGCCATTTATGGGAACCCCAGTCTGTTTGTGTCTAGTATGCCGAAATCGTTGCTGTCGAGCAAGAACGGTTGCCCCAAACTTGGGGAAAACGTGAAATCTCCAGTAGCTCGGTCTGCATAAAAATTAACATTAATAGATTGAATGGCTGCGGGATACGTAACGCCACGAAAAGTAATTTGAGCCGACAAGCCCAAATATGACAAGGTCCCGCTGAAACTGCCGATATAGCAAAATGTTAAAAATGTGTCATCAACTGCCGTGTCGGTGCTCAAGCTGAACGGTGCAATAGTCACTTGACCTGACAGCAACAAATAAAGATAAGTGGCCAAGTTAAGCATTTCGGCAGTCGTGTTGCTGTAAGTGTTGTAATCAAGCGTGTTATAAGGGCCAGTGGCTGCTTGGAAGTTTTGTGTAGTTTTGCCAGGCGTAATCACGTTTACGTCGTTAAACGTGGACTCGCTTGCCGACTTAAATGCTAGACGGTTGTATTTTGTGCCTGCGCCCGTGTCCCCAAATGACGCTGTGAGTCCGCCATATATACCGTGATACCAAGCGATTGGCTCGACTAAACCAGTTGAAGGGTTGGTTGTGCGTTCATTGTCGATGTCATCAAGAACGCTTTGATCGGTGCGGGCCAGTTGGTTAATTACATCAAACGCGCCTTGATTAGTTATTGCTGTTAGTGAGCTTTGGGTTGTCGGCACAAAATTAACTGTTACGAAAGCGCTGCCGCTAGCGGCATCTTTTGCTTGCAGTCTCGTTGTTGTTGAAGCGCCAAACGAAAGCGATGCAATGGTTCTTGCAGCGATCATGCCGGTAGGCCCGACTGCCGTAATAATTATGCGATCACCAGGAGCGTGCAAGGTCGCGCTGGCGTCATAAGGTATGTCATAAACACGCTCAACATCGGTGATGATGCCCAGAAAATACGCTTTAGATGAGGCAGAGTTGCTAGTTCTAACGTCAATATATTGACCGATTGCTAGAGGCGTTGCGTAAGTGTTGGCTGGTATTAACTCAACGACACATTGGCTAGGTAGCCAGTTGTCTTGGAAGTAAGTGCGACCGCGCCTGATATTTATTGACTGCACTCCGGTCAGGCTTGTATAGGTGCCGTCGAGGGTCGTTGAGTAATTAACTGTTGGCGCTGTATAAGCCATCGTTAATTTGTCACTCGGATAGGGACTGAGCCGTTGCGCTGCATATATGTTCGAAGAGCTGCGACAACTGCATTGGGGTCGCCCCCGTTGACGTTGATCGTGATGTTGTTGCCTAGCT